TTTAATCTCAATCATAAAATCTTCATCTTCATCAATCCTTGTTGAGATTTTAAATGTTAATTTTTTTGAACTAATACTTGTCATAATGTTATGGGCGATATATTCAGAATAATAATAATGTATTCGACCCATATTTAGACTGTAACCGTGAGGGAATTCAGATGTGATTGTTATTGGGGGGTAAATGAAATTAGGTAATACGTCAATATCGGTACTTAAAAAATCAATTTCATATACTAAATCATTTGTGATTGAAAGGGAATTATCTAAACTTGCGTTTTGAATTATGAAGTCGGAGTATATTGGTCTTGATGTGTTATAGAATGTGAACCAATAGTCTTCTTGTTTTTTAGGACTAACGTCGTATTCGACTAAATCAACAAGGTTAAGGTCTTTATATCCCAACACCTCTAAAACGTCTTTATTTTCTTTTAAAAACGATTCTTTAATGTGTGTAAGGTCTAATGGTTTCTCATATGACGTGAATCCGTTAATTATAACAAATTTACCACAATCTGAGGTTTCAATTACAGAGTCATAATCACCTAACTTATTAATTTCATTTAGGATATGGTCCGCAAATTTGTTAACTATACCTCTATTTCTTTTAGGGTTAATGTATTTCATATTAAATATTTTTCTTAATTAATATTCAATTAAATTAACACTCTAAATAGTTAAACAAAAAATGGGAGTCACTGACCCCCATTTTAATCGAATATCTTAACACCTTACCTTTTCGTGTAGTATTTCTCAACTACTTTCTTAATTGACTCTTGAATCGTTTGGTTTTGAGGTTGAGCACCTCCTTGTTCCGGTTGTGGTTGAGCTCCTCCTTGTTGTGGTGCTTGATTTCCTTTATTTTTGCATCCGCATCCCATTGTATTTTTGTTTTAAAGTTTATTCATCAATAAATATCTTACAAACAACTTAATTGTAAATAATAGATAATTATTAATATAATTAATTGATATTTATTGATATGAAAAATTTTAAACTAATAGAGTCGGACCTTAGAAAACTAGTCAGATTAATCATAGAAGAAACTGAGAATGAATCCGAAAGTGAAATTGTTAAGATATTACCTACTGAGTTTTTAAAATTATTTAAATACACCAATAGTGTTGATGCGATTTTAAATCAAAAAAAATATAAAGATAAAAAGGTTGTGATTGCTGGTGACCTTAACTTTCCAAGTAATGATAAAGTTAAAACATTGGGTAAATTACACGGTGTTGAGGGTCGTTTGGATGTTAGTAGATTATCCAATCTACAGTCATTAGGTGAATTAGATTTTGTTGACGGAGTTTTAGATATTTCAAGTACTAAAGTTAGTACGGTTGAAGGAGTTAGAGTTAGTGGTTCAATTAGAGATTGGGGAACACCTATTGAAACCGCAAGGTTGAGAAAAGAATTTCAAAGTAAATTAGATGAAGCTAATGAAAGACGTGAAAGTGGTGAGTGGGATGATGTTGAAAATGATGATGAGTCAGCAAAAGCACACGCGTTACTAGAATACATTGATAATAATGAGCGTATTGATATATGGGATGAGGAGTCCAGAGAGGAATTTGATGGGTTGAAACGTAGATTAGAATTACTTAACGACCAATATAATGAGACTGATGATGATGATAGGATTGTTGAATTAACTAGTGAAATTGATGAAATTGAAGCTAGAATTGATGAGATGACAGGTCTTTATTATGACGTATACGATGCGTTACCAACAGGTTATAGTCATTATGGTGAAATGACTGTGTTTAATTTTAGAGACCAAGGTAATTTAGGTAATTTAAAAGAATATGCTGTAGGAACAAACGATGAAGCTGATAAGGCGTTAAAAGAATATTGGGAGAATTTATTGGATGACATTGGGGTTGATGGTATTCAACAATACATAATTGAAAATAACATTGATGGTGATAGGGTTGCTGAAGAGTTTGAAGAATATTATGAAGGTGATATTCGAGATAATTTAGATGTGTATTTTAATCTTGATGATTTGGAATTAAGTCCGGAACAAGAAAGTAGAAAAAGAGATATGGAATCATATATTGAAGAATTGGAATCATATATTGAGGAAATGGAAGAAAAACAATCATCACTTGAAGATGAGATTGAAGACCCTGATGAATATTCTCAAGAATATGATAGGATTCAAGAATTAATTGATGAGGCTGAAAAGAAAAAAGAAGATGCTCAAGAGGAGATTGATGAAATGAGGGGTGAAGTTACTGATGAAATGATTGAATCTGAAGTTCAAGATAAATTATATGATATTAGACAAGACCCATATGATTTCTTAAAAAATCAAATGGGTTATGACAGTAGAAGTATTCGTGATTATATTGATATGGATGGTGTTGTGGAAGATTTATCTCGTGATAGTGATTATGGTGATTTAAATGGTTATGATGGGAGTTATGACGAAATTAAAATTGGCGGTGATTATTACGTTGTGATGAGAATTAATTAATTGATTAAATAACAATCAATCGTTATAATTAAATAAAAAAAATATGACTAAGAGTAGGAAAAATGATTTCATAATGGACACCGATTGGTTGTTTCAAGGAATCATTGATGCGGAGCAAAAACAATATATCCTGTTAGATTATTTTCAAAAGTTAAATAAGGATTTTGATGAAATGAAAATATATCCAATGTTTATTGAGTTGTCATTACATTTGGGTAATATGCAAACATTGTTAACCCAAGACAAAATATTATATACCGAAAAGAAATTCACTACACCTGACGATGAATTATTGTTATCGGATTTAAAATTGAAAGAGATACCGGTATTAACTGATGAAGAAGTTGATGAGTATAAAAAGATTTTAAAACATTTCCAACCACAAATTCACGACTACTTCAACTTTGCAAAATCATTATGGACAATAGTATATGATTCTGTAACACTTAAAGTTGTTAAAAACGTTGAGAATATTGAAAAGAAGATTGGTTTTTTCTATATTAAATACAATGAGAAAAACTACGTATGGAGATATGACAAAAAACGTGGATATAAATCACAACCTGAAGGTAGAACTGAATTAAAATTAATTTATAAAACATTTGATGATAATTTTGATGTGAATGAGATAATCTCGACACATTCAAAAACATATGATAAGAATAAAGAATCGGAAAGTCCGGTCTTTGAAGTTGTTTGTGATAATATATTTCCACTAAAAGAAACTGTTATTCCAATTGTGAAAAGAAAAATTTTAGCGTATATTAGCCAAACTAAAAAAGAGAAGAAACTAATAATGATTGACTAATGAGCTTTCATAAAAGATATATTAATATCGACACAACAAAAGAATATTTAAACCGAGGGGATTTAGACGAACTATATAACGCTGACGCATACTTCTTCAATGATGATTTGAGTTACGATGTATATAGGATGTATTTAGAGGAGTTGACTGATAAAGAAATCAAATTAAAACTAAATAACTATGGACAAAACAATTAAATTATTACAGTCGAAACTTAGAAGACCAATTCACATTACCTACATTTCAGAACACATCTTGAAGAAAGATATTACTGAAACAAGAAAATTAGTAACCAAACTTATGGAAGATGGTTATATGTTTGAAAGTGAAACATCTAAAGATTATTTTTATATTAAACCAAATGAGTAAAGAACACGTAAATCACCCAACACATTACGGGGGAGAAGGTAACCCTTACGAAGCAATCAAAGTGATTGATGCTTGGGAATTGGGTTTTAGTTTAGGTAATACTGTGAAGTATATCTCAAGAGCTGGTAAGAAAGAGTCTGACAAAGAATTACAAGACCTTAAAAAAGCAATGTGGTATCTTCAACACCACATCGAAGAGTTGGAGAAAAAACAATCTAATTAATTATACAGAATAAAATAGTCTGGACTTATATTTATTAATAAAAATAAATTAAAGTTCAGATTATTTTTAGATGGCTAATCAAAAAGTCCCCCAATTACCCGTATTAACCGCTATCACAGGTAGTGATTTATTTTACGTTGTTGACGTTAGTGATATAACGGATGACCCAACGGGTAGTTCCAAACAGATTACAAGAGACGAAATATTAACAAGTGTTAATCAAATAGATTTTAACTTAACTGCCGTAACAACACACGAGGAAGGTCGAGTTTCTTGGAATGATGATATTAAATCATTAGAAATTGATACTGAAAACCCTGAAGTTCAAGTCCAAGTAGGACACGAAATGGTTATTAGAGTTAACAATCAAACAGGTTCTATTTTAACTAAAGGGACTGTTGTGTATATCAACGGTGCTCAAGGTCAAAGACCTACAGTGACTAAGGCGGATTATAGTGCTGATACGTCATCAGCGTCAGTTATTGGTTTAGTTGCAGCTGACATAAATAATGGTGATAATGGTTATGTTATCACATCAGGAATTCTTGAAGGTGTCAACACAATTGATTATACGGCAGGAACATCATTATATTTGTTCACAGGTGGGACGTATTCCTCAAATAAACCGCAAGCCCCTGACCACGATGTTCGTATTGGTAAAGTGGTTGTGTCAAACGCAACTACGGGTTCTATATATGTTAATGTTCAGAATGGTTATGAACTAGATGAATTGCACGACGTTAGAATCACAAGTGTGTCTGAGAATGATGTCTTGGTTCGTAGTACCTATAACGGTTCACCTGTTTGGGTGAATACTAAAACAATTTCAGGTCTTACATATGTGCAGGCGACAACAATATCTGCAACGACATATCAAAATTTACCACCTGACTTATGGACTCAGAATGGTAGTAGTATATACTATAATGGTGGGAATGTTGGTATTGGTCAAAGTAACCCAACTAGAAAGTTTGAGGTTGTAGATGGTGCTAGTTTAGCTTATTTTAACTTAACTGGTACAAGTGGACCAGCAGCTGTTATTAGTACTACAGACCTTACAAAATTAACTAGATTTATTGCAACTGATGGGACTAATTCAATAAATATTGGTATTAGAACATCTGGTGAAACTGATAATCCTACTGTTGGTGGACAAGGTGATGCATTTATTTATGTTAATGCAAGTGCTAAGGGTTTAAGTATTGTTAATGCACCTTTTACAGGTATTAATAATGATTATATTAGATTATATGCGGGTTTACTTGCGACTCAAGGTATATCACATTTACACGTGCAAGGTTCTGGAACTACTAAAGGGTTTATCGGAATAAATAATGAAAATCCTATTGCACGACTACATGTAAGTGGTGATACACTCATAGATGGTGTTTTATCAGCGACAACAATATCAGCAACAACCGCATCAATATCAGGTTCAGGTCAAAATGTTTTAACTGTTACAGGTTCAGGTAATAGTACCTCATCACCAATATTTAAAGTTATTGGTTCACAAGGAGAATTGTTTAGTGTTACTGATTCATTAACAGGTTTATTACAAAGTGTTAATAATATCTCAGGTTTACCAATTTGGCAAGTATATTCTGATAATACCATATTAATGGGAACGTATTTAGCACCTTCGTTAAACACGACCGTTAGGGTATCATTAACTGCTGGAACTAATACTGTCTATTCAATACCGACAAGTGCCTATACAGGTGGTTTCTTTGATTATACTGTGATTAGTAGTGGAGGTGCGGGAGCTAGAGCGGGAACTGTTATGTCTATATGGAGTGGTACTACGGCTGAATACACTGATGTATCAACTAATGATATTGGTAATACATCGGGGATATCATTTTCAGTTGCGGTTTCCGGTGGTAATTCAGTGTTAAGTTGTTCCGCAACTACTACGGGTTGGATATTAAAAACTATAGTTAGAAGTATATGAGTACACATTATAAACCAAGGATTATTACTGATAATTTAATTTATTATGTTGACGGTGCTAATACCTCATCATACCCTGGAACAGGAACTATTTGTGATGATTTATCACGTCGTCAATTATTAGAACTGTCTTTAGTTAATGGGGTTGCATTTGAAAATAATAATGGTGGTGTTTTTACATTTGATGGTGTTGATGACTTAATGTTATCTGATGTTACGATGAACGGTAAAATGACTAGTGGTATGACATTTGATGTTTGGTTTAAACGAACTCAAGATATGAACGCATTTAATATGGTGGTTTCAAATCCGGTTCCTTATATTGCGTTTAGAGGTTCGGGTGCGGGTGTTAACTCTCAATATTTTTTATTTTCATTTTTAACTAGAATATCTTCAACTAATACGCAACGTTATTTATATTCTAATAATACGTTTAGTAATAATGTTTGGTATAATGTTGTTTGTACGTTATCTCAAAATACGACAACACAAGTGGTTGATGCTAAAATGTATGTTAATGGTGAATTAAACAATACTATAAGTGTTGGTTCGGCAACTGATAGTGTGTATCAACCCACTGCTGGGACTTTTTTTAGATTGGCGAATTACGCTCCAGCGGCATATCCGTTTAAAGGTAATATTTCGTCAGTTAAAATGTATGATAAATTACTAACGTCTGATGAAATTTTACAAAATTATAATACATTAAAAAATAGATTTAATTAAATATAAAAAAAATAGTTAGAATTGTATGAGTTCATTTTCAGGTCCAAAAATAGATATTAATAACCTTGTGTTGTATTTAGATGCGGGAAACTCTGATTCTTATGTTAGTGGTTCTACCACATGGTATGATTTAAGTGGTAATAATTATAATGGTACGTTAATTAATGGTACGGGTTTTAGTAGTGAAAAAAATGGTTGTATGACATTTGATGGTATTGACGATATGGTTAGAACAAATTTTCAAACAATAACTGTAAATAGTAGTTTTGAGATATGGGCTAATAGAACTGAGAGTGTCAACGCATATAATATGATGGCTGGTATGTATCTACCTTATTTTGCTATGAATAGTGGTAATACTTTACACTTTTCTAATTCAATAGGTGGTGTTCAAAGAAGTGCTTTTTCTTCACCATCAGGAACTTTAATGGATAATACTTGGTATTGTTTTCATTTTGTAAATTCATATGATGGTGTTAATACAACAATGAAATCGTATATTAACGGCACTTTAGTTCGTAGTATTACTAATACAGGTCAAACGATTACAACAACTTTTCTTCCTCTAGTTATTGGTGGTTGGAGGTCTAATTTACCAACTGATTATCCATTTAAAGGTAAAATATCAATTGTTAAGGTTTATAATAAAGAATTAACACAAGATGAAATTAATCAAAACTATAATGCAACAAAAGGTAGATATTTATAATTATGGAAACAATATTACAAGATTACGAAAACAGAAAATTTATGATATTTAACGTATCTGAATTGGGCTTGATTGATTTTACACAAGTTTATCAAACATCAATTGATACTGTTAGAAAATCAGTTGATGGAACTAAAACATTGGTTAAATGGGATTCGGATGGAATACCATCATCAGTTAATCAACTAACAACCAAAGAAGGTCCATATACTTATGATGAAATAATCGTTATTTTAAATACTTCTGAATGGAGTGGGACAATACCTGAATAAATTAATAATTGATGGTATTTATACATAAATAAACCTGGATAGGGAAAGGTAAAAATTATGTCAAACGAATTTAATATAAAGAATGGGTTTATCTCAAACTCAGATTCTAGAGTGATTGGTGGTTTCACCGCTAACACAATATCAGCAACAACTTATCAAAACTTACCTGTTGACCCCAATTATTATGTAACTGCGTTCACGTATAGTAATAACGTATTTACGGTTAAGCAAACAGGACAATCTGATTTAACGGCAACAATAAATTCTGTAACAGGGTGGACTGTTAATGGTGTTTTAACTGTTACGGGTGATACATCATTACAGGGTGTTACTGCAAATACCATATCGGCAACAACAATATCAGGTGGGACTATGGTTATAACAACAACACCAACTACTGATAATACGTTAACTCAAGTATTATCAAGAGACCCAGTAACGGGAACTGTCGAATTAGTCGATACAACATCATTCCCATTCAACTATGGGTTGGCAAACGCAATAATGACAGGAACTTTTTTAACATAAAAATAAAAATAAAAATAAAGTAATATATGGCAAATACATCATTAAATACACAACCAATTTATACGGCATCCGCTGATACTCAATGGATTGGAGGGGCTTTAACTGCGAACACAACTAAAGACTTAACATCAGGAACTGCTTATTTGGCGTTTACTGCGTCAGCGAATGGGGGGTATGTTCAAAGATTAAGATTAAGACCATTAGGGACTAACGTCGCATCATTGGCTAGAATATTTATTAATAATGGTGATGTTACAGGAACAACCGCGAATAATATTCTTTGGGATGAGATATCATTACCGGCAACAACAGTTTCTGAGACATCGGCTTTACCTACTTATGAAATTCCATTAAATTTTGCATTACCCGCAGGTTACAGATTGTTTGTGACTATTGCTACGGGTGTGGCCGCAGGTTTTGCGATAACAGTTATAGGTGGAAAATATTAAGATATGAACGAGTATATATTGTGGGAGTTTGAATACGGATACACAGGTCAAGTGTATCAGGAAATCAATAACGGACAAGTTATTAGATATTGTGATTTGGATGGGAATACTTTAACACTTGAAGGTGCTTACGGGTATAATTTAATAAATGTAACACCAGAAAGACCAAGTTGGGCGTTATAATATGATAGATACTTTTAACATAAATGACGGTAGTTTAAACAACCAAGTGTTCAACTATAATGGGAATACAGGGTGGCAAGTATGGAACAAACCACCTAAATGTAATTTAGTGAATTTCTTTTTAGTTGGTGGTGGTGCCGGTGGTCAAGGTGGTATTATTAATTCTGCCGCCAATCGTAATGGAGGTGCGGGAGGTGGTTCTGCCGCCTTTTCATATATAACCGTTCCAGCATTTGCAATTCCCGATACTTTATATATATTAGTGGCAAGTGGTGGAACAGGAGGTGCGTCAAGTGGTGGTGCCGGTGGTCAAGGAAGTCTTAGTTATGTCTGTTCTGTACCTGATACGTCAACTGTTAATAATATATTAATGAGGAGTGGTTCGGCGAATGCGGGTGTTACAACAACAACAACTGCGGGTGCGGCAATTACTGTTGCGGATATTTTATTAGCTGAGGCTGCGTTTATTTCAGGATATGCGGGTCAAACAGGTGGTGCGGGTGGTGTAACAAGTACTCCTGCGGTTGATATAACACCAACAGGTATTCCATTCACATCAGGTGCGGGTGGTGCTGGATGTGGTTCGACAGGAACGTTAGGTGTTGCGGGGGATATCGTAGGTATTTTAGATTTCCCAATTATCTCAGGTGGTACAAATACATCATCGGCAGGTGCGACTGCGGGTTCGGGAAATAACGGATTTTCGACAAGAGAAAGTTTTACTAGCCAAAATTATAAATATCCTATGTTCTTTACAGGAGGTGCCGGTGGTGGTGCAGCCTCTAACGCAACAGGTGTTGGAGGACGTGGTGGTGATGGAGCCTATGGTTGTGGTGGAGGAGGTGGTGGTGCCGGTGGAAACACAACTGCGGGACGTGGTGGTGATGGTGGTCACGGATTAGTTATAATTACAGTTACATAAAATATGATAGATACTTTTCACATATCAGATGGTAGTGTCAATAGACAAGTGTTCTATGCGACAGGACCGAATACCTTCCAAACTTGGAATAAACCCCAAAACTGTAAATTCGTTTACTTCGTATTAATCGGAGGTGGCGGAGGTGGCGGAGGTGGTCAAAGTGGTGGAACAGGAACCTCTCGTAGAGGTGGTGGTTCAGGTGGTTCAGGTGGATTAACTAAAGGTATGTTTCCCTCTTCAATTATTCCTGATAGATTATATATTCAAGTTGGTTCAGGTGGAACTGCTGGTGTTGGTGGTACGACTAACAGTGATGGTGGTACTGCTGGTATATCATATGTTATGGTTACACCTGACACTACTGAAACTGCACAAAATATACTACTACAAAGTAGTTTGGCGGCTGCGGGTGGTGGTCGTTCAGGTTTAAATGGTGGTGCTCTTGGTGCTGCTGCAACGGCTTGGGTATTCACTAATAATATTTTTTATAAATTTGGGTTGGTTGATACTTATGCGGGTCAAGCGGGTGTTTTAGGTCAAACAACGGCATTACCAACTAACTTAACAATTAGTGGTATTGTAAGTGGTGGTGGTCCAGGTGCGGGTCAAAACGGTGCAACTGCACAAGAGGGTGGTTCAGTTGTTGGTGGTGGGTCAATACCTACAATGACAGGAGGACCAGCGGGTGGTTCAGCGACATCAACAACACCCGGAGGTAATGGTAGTGGTGGATATATGACATTTACCCCTAACACACTTGGATACACAACAGAACCATTGATATTTATCGGTGGTGCTGGTGGTGGTTCATCAGATGGTGGACCCGGAGGTTCAGGAGCTGGCGGAGCCTATGGTTGTGGTGGTGGAGGAGGTGGAGCCGGAATAACTAACCAAGGTGGTAATGGTGGTAAAGGTGGTGACGGAATAGTCATAATAACGTGGTGGTAATATTATAAAATGATAGATACATTCAATTTACCTGGAAAGGAAAGGTATACACAAATTTTTACAGTAAACTCAAGTGGGTCAACAGGTTGGGAAACTTGGAATAAACCATCAAACATTTCTTACATCCATATTTTATGTATTGGTGGTGGAGGAGGTGGAGGAGGGGCTCGTGGTAGTTCGCTGAATACCGCAACAGGAGGAGGTGGTGGAGGTTCTGCAGCTCACTCAATTGGATTATTTCCTGCGGTTTTATTACCTGATACATTATTCGTTCAGGTGGGTAAAGGAGGTGCTAGTGGTGTTGGTGGTGCTAAGGGTGTTAACGGAACTGATGGTGGTTCGGGAGAACATTCTTATGTGTCAGTTATACCATCAACGGGAACTACTGCGGTATTGATGAAAAACGGTACTGCGGGTGCTGATGGTGGTAATGGTGGACAAAGTTCAGTTCAAGGTGCTGCGGGAACTGCGGGAACAACTTGGACTTATAACACAACATTTATATTTCCCCAATTAGGACAGATATCACCATTTGCTGGTCAAAATGGTGGTATCGGTGGTTCAACAGGTGGTGGTAATGGTGGTTCGATAACTATTACAGGTCCAACAACAGGTGGTGGTGGTGGAGGTGGAACAACAAGTGGTGGCTCATCAGGTGGTGGTGGTTCAATTACGGGTGTTGGGATAATACCAACTATTGTTGGTGGAACTGCGAATTCATTAACGGCTAGTAATGGTGCGGGTGGTTATGGTATGAATTTATTAACAACTGAATCAAGTTCACCAAGTCCTTTATTTTTTACGGGAGCTGCGGGTGGTGGTGGTGCTGGTCCAAATGCTGATAGAGAAGGTGGTGACGGAGGTCACGCTGCTTACGGTTCAGGAGGTGGAGGTGGAGGTGCATCTTATAATGGTAAAGGTGGTGACGGAGGTAAAGGTGGTGATGGTGTTGTAATTATTACTTGTTGGTAGTTGACATTTCAATTTAAAAAGTCTAAAATTATTTATGGAAAATTATATAGGAAAAATTATAAATGGTGATTGTGTTGATGTTATGTCAGAAATGCCAATAAACTCAATTGACTTAATTGTAACGTCACCCCCATACGGAGTTGGGATTGCCTATGATGTTCACGATGATGATATGTATATTGATGAATATTTGAAATTTACAACCAAATGGTTAACACAAGCATATCAGATATTAAAAGATGATGGAAGGATTGCGATAAACATTCCTTATGAAATTAATAGACAGGACAAAGGTGGAAGAATTTTCTTTTGTTCTGAGGTTTATCAGGTAATGAAAAGAATTGGATTTAAATTCTTTGGTATTGTTGACCTTGAAGAAGATTCTCCTCATCGTAGTAAAACTACGGCTTGGGGTAGTTGGATGTCACCTTCAAGTCCTTACATATATAATCCAAAAGAATGTGTTATATTAGCCTACAAACACAAACATATTAAAACAGTTAAAGGTGAACCACAATGGAAAGGAATGCCAACTGAGATTGAACAAGAAGATGGGACAGTTAAGAAAAAAGTTGTCTATGATGAAATGGATAAGAAAGAGTTTATGGAATTGGTGTTTGGTCAGTGGAAATATTTTGCTGATACTAAATCGTTAACAAAAGCGACTTTCTCTATGGATATCCCAACTAAGGCGATTAAAATATTGTCATATAAGAATGACGTAATATTGGACCCATTTGCGGGTTCAGGAACAAGTTTGGTTGCTGCTGAAACATTGGATAGACGATGGGTGGGTATTGAATTATCACCAAATTATGCTGAGATAGCTTGGAAACGAGTCCAAGGATTTGTGGACCAAAAAAAACAACAAGAATTAGAATTCGAAAAGGGGGAATAAAAATCCCCCTTTTTTTGTTTTCATAATATTTATAATAAAAAATGTTATGAGCCATTATATTATTAATAAACACGAATTTAAAGACGTTGTTAATAAAATTTACTTAGAAGAACAAAAAAACATTTTAAATGAGAAATGGTCTAAATTAAGTAAAGGGGAAAAAATATTCGTATTAGAATTTCTAAAAGTCATATATCCTGATAAATCTAAATTAATACAAGAATCTAAATGGTATAATACTTTAGGTGATATTGCCGGTATTTTTGACCCTACAGGTGTGATTGATGTTATCAACGGTATTAGTTATTGGAGACAAGATGATAAGTTATTTGCGTTACTGTCTTGGATTTCTGTAGTACCATTAATCGGTGACGTGATTGGTAAACCTGTTATTGGTGCATTAAAATTAGGTGGTGATACTGCTAAAATGTTTAAAGCCGCAGCTCTTGCGGGTGATGCTGCTAAAGTTGCTGAAACTGCAACTAAATCAGGTGGAGCTATTGGTAAATTTGTTAGTACTTCACCTACTTGGGGTGTTAAATTATTAGAAATTTTAAAAAATGCGGGAAACAAAGTTCCAATACTAAGACGAATGTTTAAGTTAATTGAGGAATATGTTTCAGTGTTTGTAACCGCTAGTAAAGAAATGAAACTTGGTGCTGAGGTAACCAAAGGTATCGGTCTTGCGGAAAAGGAAACGTTAAAAAATACTTTTAGAGGGTTTAGAGATTTTGGTGGGTTTAAAAATAAATACCTCAAGTACATTTCATCTAAGGACGTATCACTCTGGAAAAAATTCACTGCGGGAGCACCACGAATATTTGGTGGTAATCCGGCTACTAGGTCATTAATGAGAAGAACTAAATGGTATTTAGGGTTTCTTGATTTCTTAGGTATTGGTGATTTTAAAACAACACCTGATGAATTAATGATTAAGTATCCGAATATAGAACAACAAGTTAATAAGTATAATCAAACTGAAAAGGCTCAACAAACATGGAATCAAGATTTTGGTTCAGGTGGTGATACACAAACCCAACAAACAGATGGTGGGTTAAATACTCAAGATATTATGGGTATAAACCCGTTAGAAGTTTTTTTAAATCCTTTGTTTAAATAATGAAAAAAATAGTAAGATTAAATGAGAATCAAATGACCGATGTCATTAAACGAATGATAATGGAGTCAGGGATTCGTGATATTAATAAAATCGCTGAGAGATATCGAAAAGCTAAAATTTATTTTCATCAAGATTTGGATGGTGTAACAACTGCGATTGCGATGAAAGAATATTTAAAACAATATGGGATTGAAACCGTTGATTGTGAGGTAATACAATACGGTGATAAAGAATGGTCGATTAAAAAACCTGAAGGTAGTGGTGATGTTATGCCTGTATTGGTTGACTTTGCTCACGGTAAACCAATGTTTGTTATTCACACAGACCACCACGACACACAAGCGGGTGTTGAATCAGGGACTGCAACAAACTTTAAATCATCACGTTCAAATGTTGAAACTATATCACAATCAATATCACCAAAAGAATTATTCCCAAGTGATGATTTGTTATTAATCTCGACGGTTGACTCGGCGAATTTTGCACCAAACGATATCACAGTTGATGAGGTTAATAATTACATCTTCAACTTAGATAAAGAAAAATCAGTTCCAAAAAACAAAATGGCTCTTGGTTTGACGATTAATAAATTATTATTGGCGTTTAAAAACAAACCTGATTTCTTAGAAGAATTGGTTATGGAATCAACACCATCTTTACTTAATATCTTAACTAACATTAAGAGAATTATGAAAGAGAAGGGGTTTGCGTCAGTTGATGTTCTACAACAAAATAGAGACAACTACGTTCAATCAATGAAGAATCATCCTAACGTTAAAGTTATGGATAATATCATTGTTCAATACGGTGGTGGTAATATGATGAAACCTGGTTCTTATGATAGGTATACACCATTTAAAAACAATCCTGAAGCTGACTTTATAGTTATTGCTTGGCCGTTGGGGTTAGTTCAAGCGTCTTGTAATCCATTCAAAAAAGAGAGAGCATTGAAAGGTGTTAACTTAGGTGAGGTTAAAGATGAGGTGTTATCTAAATGGGAAACACAATTAAAACAAAAAGAAATTCCATTATCTACAATCAAATGGGTATCTGAGAACAAATTAAATACTGAGTCAGTTGGTTTTACGTTTAAAGATTTTGAAGCATTGTATGGTGAAAAATTTAGTAAGATTAACAACGGACCTGAATTATTAAACATTATTAGTAATATAATGCAAAGACATTATAATAGTTTAAGTGATAAACAAAAATCTATTATGGAGAAAGTAACTGTTAGTGCTTGGGATATAATTCAAGCTAATAGTGGTGGACACAAATGTATTACGAATATATCAGGTCTTAGTTATTTAGGTAAGAACCCTCAGAAATTATCAGGAGGTGGAAGTTACCAAAAAAGTGAAGATGATTCACCATCGGTTAAGTTTACAAAAATGATTCAAAACGAATTTGTAAGAGTATTACAACAAAAAATACAAGAAGGTTAAAATTCTATTCGGTCGTCAAGTTTAATACCTAAACGTTTGCATGTACCACCTTTAACTTCTAAAATCATATCACCTTCACCACAATAGTTTCCACAATCTTTTGATTTACAAGGGGGACAATTGTGGTGGATGTTTGATATCATACCATCTTTAATAAAGATTATATCCAAAGGTATCACACAATTTTTCATCCAAAAACAATGGTCGGCATCATCCATTAAAAATAACATACCTTGATTTGGTGATGTAAACTTTTTTCCCATCATACCGTTTGATTTATCCTTGGGGGTAATCATAGTTTTTACTACAAACTTGTTATTATTAATTCGAATATTCATATCTATAAATATTGTGAGGTTAAATAAAATTAACTATATTTGTTACTATGAAATCGAGAGTGAATATAGTTAACAAGAAAGTTAAGTTTGAATACTTTTTCGTTGAGACATTTGTCGTTGGGGTTAAACTACAGGGTTCTGAGGTTAAGTCAATCAGTGACTCAAAAGTTTCAATGACTGATACGTATTGTTACTTTAAGAATGGTGAGTTATATGTTAAAGGGTTAAACATTGCTAGTTCTAATGTGTCATACGCTCACGAACCTATGAGGGAACGTAAATTGTTAATGAAGAAGAAAGAATTGCGTAAACTTGAGAACGAATTAATTAATGGGTTAACGATTGTTCCGTATAGATTGTATCGTAATGAGACCGGGTTGATTAAGATGGAGATTGTATTAGCCAAAGGTAAGAAGTTGTGGGATAAGAGAGATTCGATTAAAGAACGAGATATAAATAGAGAATTAAAACGAGGTCTATGACAAAGGTATTAAAAGGTAAAATAGTCCACCAAGGTGGTGAACTAATGGTGGAACATTCACCAAAGAAAATATTTGCAGAATTAAAAGGGGAGTCAATTGAAAAAGTCTTTTACAAGTATGATATTCTTAACCCCTTCACTGAACACAATTTAAAGGAGGGTGATGAGGTTGAATTTGTGTTTGAATTATATATTGATAATGGAGGTTCATTTAAATTTTGTGAAATAGTAAAATAGTGTTATATTTGTTGAAATAATTAAAGGATATGAAAACAATAGAGATAACACCACAAGAATTAAGAATGGCTACAAGACCTAACATCTATCGTAATAAGAAAAAATATTACAGAAAGAGTAAGCACAAGAATTCAGAAATTTAGTATATTTGTTGAACATTTAAAATTTGAGATATGGTGATTAATAGTTTTCATAACATTAAAATAGAACACGAAAAGTTTGGAGTAGTATTAGATGAGACATTCATTGATGGAACACAATTCAAATTATTCCTTAAAGCGATTCACGGGTGTTTAGTTGAGAAAGAGGATTTGACATTCTTCAACGGGACTGATTTTTTAGTTCACGTCCCATTTAAACATTTGGTTGATTCGATAATCAAAACAGGTAAGACCGAGTATACCTCATCTGACCACGTTAAAAGTAAAATCGAAGCATTGGTAACAAAATGATGAAACTAATTTACATATTGTTGGTGGTGTTGGGGGTAAGTTCTTGTTATAAAGAAGACCCCCAACCAAAAGAGTCTAAACCTATTATCGTTTACCCATATGTGACTGATACAGTTACTGATTCAATACCAACATTGAAAGGGTCAACTTGGGTATTAACGGGAATCAGAATTGGAGGTATAGGTAATCCTCAAACAGTTAGTGATACGTTACAATTTATATCAAACACAAGTTATAAATACAACGGGTATAGTTCAAAATATTCGTTGTATTACACAGGTGGTGGTTTTAATATGAGTATTAACGGAACGTCTTGGGGTAATTTAAGTGGGACAATCTATGAATACAATTTAAAGAGTGGTAAAATCGAAGGGTTGAAATTTATTGATATTACACCTGGTTCGAGTAACCAAACAAATTATTTTCTTTGGATGAATAAAATCTGATTGATAGTTTGAAATATTATATATAAGTTTATTAACAATTAAAAATCTATTAGTTATGAAATGAAAAGTTGGTTAAATTTAAGTAGTAATGGTTGGTTGGTATTGGCCTCTACGATTGTCTACATCAGTGTCCTTACAATAATATTTGAATATGTTATTAGTAGAGAATTTCCGATGTTCTTACAAATGATATCAGTGTTTTTTGGGTTATTTTACACTGTGTCTCAATTAAAAATAATATCCAAATATGTTATAAATTTATTTAATTTTAAAGAAAAAGAAGAAGAAGTATGATTACAATTATTTTATTAGTATTGTCATTGGTTGTTGCAGGTGTAATGATTTTTAGAGGTGTTGCGAATGATGACACTGTGAGTTTAAGAAACGGGATTATCGTTGGTGTATTGGGGATTGTTATCTCATTAATTCAACCATTCTCAACAGAACGAGTGGATACAGGTAACGTTGGTATCAAAGTTAATTTAACAGGTGATGCTCGTGGTGTATCGAAGTATGAGTACAAAACAGGTTGGGTAGTTTATAACTCTTGGACTGAAACAATGTATGAGTTCCCTGTGTTCCAACAACACATTGAGTATGGTGACCAAATGGTGATTACTAAGGGTGGATTTACCACAACTATTAACCCTACGTTTAACTACAAATTGAAATCTAGTACAGTTGGGGATATGTTCCAAAACTTGAGATTACCGATTAAAGAAGTGGAGCAAGGATGGTTGAAAAATGCAATCGTTGGAGCGGTGAATGACGTGGCGAATACTTGGTCTGTCGATAGTATCTTTAACCACCGTGAAAATTTCGAGTCTAATATCGTAGTCGAATGTAATAAACGATTGATTAAATGGTTTGACGTATCTCAGTTGAGAACTAACATTACACCTCCTGAGGCATTACAAGAATCAATTATCGCAAAAACAAGAGCCATCCAACAAGCGGAAGCATCTAAACAACAAGCAATTGCTGCTCAGGCTGATGGTCAACGTAAAGTTGCGGTTGCAAAGGCTGACTCCGCAGAGACTGTTATCAACGCATCCGCTAAGGCGAGAGCGATGGATTTAACACAACAAAAGTTAACACCTTTGTATGTTGAATATAAGAAAATTGAGAAATGGGATGGTCAATTACCTTCAACAGTTGCGGGTGGAACAGGAACATTCTTGAATATAAAATAATAAACATAATACAATATGGTAACGACAATGGTGTCGTTACCATTAATAACCAACAACCAAAACTTATAGATATGAAATTAGATGTGTCAAATTTATTATTAAACGATTTAGTTGAACTTAGAGATAAAATCAATGGTTTAATTTGGGAATATAAAGATGGACACATCTACATCTGTAAGGTTAGGTCTTATGGTCGTAATTGGGAAGAAAAGGGTATTACTAATATAAGTAGATTGAGAGACTTATGTTATGAATATGATGGTGAAAACGGTATTGTTGACATCTACACGACAAATACTGACTTAGGTGAAGGTTTTTATAACTATGGTGATACTAAAGTTATAAAATCACTTGAGGACTATGAGAAGTGGAATAAACACAAGGGATTAACTATACTCCTTCAAAGGATGGAAGAAGAATTACGTGATGATGCTGAGGACCAAGAGAAACCTTATAATCAACGACGTTCTCATTTTAGAACATACTACACTCAGGAAATGGTTGATGAACTGAAGGAAGATATAAAAAACCTTCCAATGGATTTTGAACCTCCAAGAAATTATTTTCAGTATGAGGATGCTGAGTAATTGAAATTTTGTTTATATTTGTATATATAAATAAAAACAAACGGATATGAGTTCAGAGACATTAGGTACATTAGCAGTGATAGGTTTTGGTGGGTATATGATTTTCAAATTTTGGAAGACAGCAATAAAATTAGTGATTGGATTAATTTGTTTTTGTATTGTTTACACTTATTTTTCATTGAAAAAATATTTTAACGGTTCAACTGAAGGTAAACAAAAAATTGAACAAGTTGTTGAAGAAACTGTTAAAGAATCAACACCTGGTTATTAGGAAATAACGTTTCTTTGTATCGTATAACAAAGTGGTGGATGTGCCTCTATGGCCCCAAAGGGAGATTTCGGTCTCCCTTTTTTTATTTAGATATATTTATAAATAAAAGGTATTATGGGAACAATTATTATAAATGAAAAACAATTAGAAACTTTAGTTAATAGATTGAAAAATAACATTAATGAAGGTGGTAATCACAATAACTCTCGATATATGTTCTTTAGTAATTTGGAACAAATTAAAAGACAATGTGAAATGTTATTGGAAATGGATGAATCAACAATTAATGAGATATTAGAAAACGGTCACGATTGGGCTCAGGACCATATTGCTGAAGCAAAAAACAATATGGACCAAGTATTTGATTTCTTAATGAATGAGACAAAAGGTGAAGGTGAGGATGATGAAGATTACGAAGATGATGATTACGAAGATGATGATGAGGACGTTGATTTCGGTGACGATTTTTAATTAACAAATGTTTGATATTATAAAACCTTTATCCTATAATTAGATAAAGGTTTTTTTATGGAATATCCCCAAGTTAATTTCAATCAGGTGTTTGTGGACCACCGAGGAACATTCACTCCACTATCTTTAAATTCCTACGATAAGGAATGGTTACAAAGTAACATTAGTATTAACCCCCAAATGTTTACTCTAAGAGGTTTACACTTCCAAGTTGGGGATAAGGCTCAGTCCAAACTAATTAAGGTGATTACAGGGTCTATTGTTGATTTCATAGTTGATATTCGTGAGGATTCACCTGAGTATATGAAATTGTATCATTATAATATGGTGTCGGGTTCTGAATTACTAGTACCGAGGGGTTTTGCTCACGGGTTTATGACAACGCAACCAAATACGGTAGTTCAGTATTTAGTTGACAATGTTTATTCACCCGAATCGGAAGGGTCGATTTATTGGAAAGAGATTGAAGGGTTGTACGATGTGTTGAATTTTGCGTCATATTTTAAAGAATTAGAAGATGAAGACATTATAATGTCGGTTAAAGATTATAAAACTATAAATTTTAAATTAAACAAATAAAATATAGAGGTATGTTATACGAAAATGAAATTAAAAAATTAGATGTGTATTTTGAAGGGAAGTATCTTATTGATGAAGAGAAAGACCTTGAGTTAAAGAAAATACTAAGTTACGTTATTGAAGAACGTAAGAAGTTCAAACAGATGGTGAATGAAACCCCAAACGATATGGACTTAGGTAAACTAGTAAGAAGTTATTATAGAAATTTAAATGAAGGTGAAACGATTTAAATTTGATATTCCAACTTTAATTGTTGGTAAATCAATAGATGAGGCTCGAAAGATATGTTTGGCGGAAGGTTATGTTTTAAGTTTGGGTGACAAGGTGGATATGAATGAAACTTATCTTATTAATGTAACAGAATTAGGACCTGATGGTAAAATATTAAACGCCAAATACGGTAAATAAGGGTATTGGGTATATTTATAAATAAAAGTTTATAAAATGGAAAAAGTTTTTAGTAAAAAATCAATATTGAATAAAAGACTATTCGAACAGGAAGAGGAAAAGGATGATACTAACGTTGAAAAATCTGAAGGTAAAGTAAGCGGGTCATTTGTTGATATAGTTTCAGGGATTTTACATTCAAGAACTCAAATACATATATATCATTTACAAACAAAATCGTTTGCGGTTCATAAAGCCTTAAATGATTATTATGATGGTGTTGTTGATTTATTTGACGGTTTAGTTGAATCATATCAAGGTAAACACGGAATTGTTGAGGATTATAAATGTGATGGTTACGATAATTACACTAGTGTTAATAGTGCAATTGAATACTTACAGAAATTGGATAAAACAATTGAGAGTTCAAGAAAATCAGTTAAAGAAAGTTTCATTCAAAATCAAATAGACACAGTTCAAGAATTAATTTACTCAACTATTTATAAGTTGAAATTCTTGGAATAATTTACTTTTCATAGTATTTTAATTTTTACCCCAATTTTAATTAGTTGGGGTTTTTTATTATATTTGTTTTATGGATGCGAAAGGAAAATATAAGTTAGCCGAATTGCTTGTTGATAAGACAAAATTAGCCGTAAATTATGAAGGGATTAACTTCATCCAATTCAGAATTGAATTTCCATTTTTAAAAGGTGGTGTTTGTAAGGATTACTATTTAAAACTTGAGTTGGAAAAAAATTCTTGGAATTTTGGAATGCCACCTAATTATCACTTAATCACTTACTTAGAAACTTTATTCAGAATTAAAGATGAATCAATAATAAACGAGATTCGTGAATTATATCTTGATATATTTGAAGAAAGAATTAAAAATTTACAAGTATATCTATTGACACATTGAAATAAAATCTATATGATTGTTATATAAGAAAAAAGATAATAATATGACAATCAAACAGGCGTTAAAGGAGAAGAACCGATTGATTAAAGCAATCGACGATGAGTTCAAAAAAGTGTACTCATACAACTCAATAGATGAGGGTAATGTTAGACCATACTCAACGGTTACGGCATTAGAAAACATAATGACTTTGGAAGAAGGTCTAATCGACATCAAAACAAAAATCCATAGAGCAAATATGGGTGTTTACAATAAGATTTTCAGATTGTCTGAGTTGAAATCTTTGGCGAAAAGATTAACCCAAATTAATTGTGATGAAGGTAAAGTAACTGACAGATACCATAGAGGTACTGAACCATCAATTAAAACTGCGGAAGTGTCAGTTGTTGATAGAGACTCACGAGTTAAAATGATTGAAGAAGAGATTGAACAATTGCAAGAAGAGTTAGATACTCACAACGCAACCACATCAATATAATCGGACTTGTTGTTGACTAATAAATCATTACTAAATTCTTCAGAGATGTTCGATGTTTATGACCGTGATGCCGACTCAAAGTTCAACCATCAAATTTATTCAAGGTTCACTAATTAAAAATTAAAACTCGTCTACCTGGGATTTGTTTTTCAACACAATAAGATTATATTTCCCCCCATCTGTTAAAGGTGGGGGTTTTTTTATTATATTTGTATTTAGTAATATTTATTGATATGGAAGACAAAAAATATATAGAAATCTTTAACAAATACTCTAAAAACGCGGTTGATATTGAAGGTATCAAATTTACGTTGATAGGTATCAATAACCCTGGTGTTGGAAACCAATTAATCAACGAACAATTGGTGTTTAGAATGTCAAATGTAGATGATTTATCTTATAATATATTTTCGTTAGTTGAATTAATTCGGGATAAAGTTCTAAAGTTTAACAGGTTATTTAGTTTGGGGAATTTTGGTTTTGATGAAATTGAAATTGAAAATGCTGATGGAGTTTACATTGGTAAAGGTGATAATGTGGGGGAATTAATTAGTGGTGTGTTTGAGAATACTACAAAATTAAAAACACACAAATATTACTCAACTGATTATGGTCAAGAAGTGGTAGATGTGTTTATGGTTAAACACATTTCATTTAAATATGAAATGGATGGTGACTTTATTAGATTTGTGAATAAAGTAAGACCAATTAAAGCTTATGTTGTTGGGGTTAATTCAAGACAACCTGTTGGTGAACTTGACCTTGAAGATGCTGAATATGTGTATCAGGAAGGTTTTACTGGTTCGTATGAGGAAACTGAATTGAATTATACTAAGATGGATTACCTTGATTTTCCTAAAAGGTTTATGGATGGAGATTTCCAATCAACTTATGTCTATACCGATTTCTTATAAAAAAACCCCCAAGATAGGGGGTTTTTCTTATTTGATATCAGTTGATTCTAATAATGTGTAACTAAATTTGTTACCGTGAATTTTAAGTGCTTTTTTACAGATTTTCATAAACTCGTTAAAGTCTTTAACTCTTTTGAATACTTGACATCCTTCAGACCAGTTTTCAACCCAAGTAGAATCTGTTCCTGCTTTATGGATGTTAATACCAAACATACCTTCATCAATTAAAGTCTCTTCGAATATTAAATCTTTATTAGCGTCTCTCCATACTTTTACTTTCGCCAATCTTTGACAAAGAGCTTCGTATTTTCCTTGATGTAAATCAACCGCCCAAGTAGTTCTATATTGATTTGGAACTAATCTAGCAACACCTTTTTTATTGTGGAATTGTTGAACTCCTTTTTTACCTGGGTCACAGGTTGCGTTCCAGCAATAGAATTGCCAAACACCTTTCTCATCTTTAAATGAAATTGTGATATGGTCATCAAATACGTTAGTTACTTTTTTAGCAACTGATGGTGCGTTGTTTCTAACACCAACGATATTAACATCATAACTTTTATTTGATTTGTCCTCAAACCACACATAACCTTTAGCTTTTAAAGCTGATTCAATCTGTTCTCTTGTATAAGACATAATTTAAATTTTTTTGTTTATTTAATTATAAATATGTAGTCGGTTATATTTATTGGTTTAAAAACCCCCGAACTAATGGAAGATATTATTGAAGAATTTGAAGAATTTGGTGACCACCTTATTTGTTCTTTTTAAGAGTGGTTATTGATATGGATGAAACTATTGGAAAATTGATTAAGAAGATAATTGATAAACAATTAAACTCGCCGCGGTGTGGCGAGTATTCATCTCAAATTGATTATGATAAAATCATAAAAGATTTAAAGAAATTGAAAAAACGGTTGAGTTCTGGTATGGTTATTGATGATGATAAGTAAAACTTATATTATGATACACAATACCGAAGCCATATTACAAACAACATTAGGTTCTGTTGTTATTTTAGTTGTAATCACACAATTGATTGTTAGTAAAGTGAAGGGGAATTAAATTGGTTTAACATCACGGTTGTAAATACCCCAATCATCCATTGAACCATCTAAATGGTCCTGACTCATTTCTTGACCACTAAATAAATCTAACGCACCATCATATTCTAATTCCTTAAATAGATTAATAGCGTCGGAACTATCACCATACGACTCAATTTCTTGTGAGTATTCAGTTCTCATTATAATACTTTCAACAACCCAATATGGTACTTGATAAGTATTATATTGAGGTTCAATTAAATTATCGTAATCTTCGTTTGCTAAACTATCGTCGTTTAATTTAATAAAATTAACAATGTATGATGTGTCAAGTCTTAAATCATCAGATTTAATACCAAATAATTTAAGTAATTTACTAACTTGATTTAATATATCACCATATTCGATATAATCAAACTCACGGTCTAAGATATTTTCAAGTAAATCTGTGGTTTTATAAAAACGTTTAACAATCGCGTGTCTTAATTTTTCGGGTTGTTCTCCTAATCTCATAATGTTAAATTTATATGTATAAATAGTTGAGTTGTATAATAAATTTAGTTACCTTTATTAAAAAGAAAATTATATGCAAACATTAGTATTTAACACAACAACAAAAACTGCAAAACTTTATGAAGGTATTGCGGAAAGTACAACCCTAATCGCTCACTACACTGACGTTCCAACTGTGAAAGTTATGGATGATGGGTATTACCAAGTAATGCAAAGAGACGCATTAGAAAAACAATTACCTGTATTAAGAGTTCCAATCGCAAACACAAATATGTTTATTAAAGAGTAATGAAATCAATCGGTCAAATTTTTAGAAGTAATAGACAATTAATGGATGAACCTGAAGTTCAGGTGTTAATAGAATATTGCCGTGAATTGGAAGGGCAAGTTATGGATAGAAAGATTGATGATAATTACGATAAGGAACACGTTCTACGTAGTATGTTAAAGGACATTAGAACAGGTATTGATGACACATTAAAAGACGACGAGGAATCAATCAGGTTCAATGAAACACCAAGAGTTGATTTCAAAGATGCTATGTTGAATTTGAAAAAATTCCTTGCCGAAATGTGTTTAATTAACAAAATTATTTTATGAAGAAAAGAGTTTATTTAGTCGATATTGATGGGACTATCTGTGATGATATAAAGAATGAAGAGAGTCATTTATATCCTGACGCTAAAGTATATGATGGTGCTTTAGAAGAATTAAATAAGTTGTATGATGAAGGTAATATAATTACATTCTTCACTGCCAGAGAAAGTAAAGACCGTGAGGTTACGGAAAAGTGGTTGAACGATAATGGGTTCAAGTATCACGGATTAATCACTGATAAACCAAGAATCAAAGATGCTCAGGAGTATGTTTGGATTGATAACATTCCAATCAGAGGTATTACCTATAAAGGTAAGTGGTCACCAATCATTGAGAAACAATTATTCTGTGATGAGGTGAAATCAATGTTGATGTTTAAGAAATGAAAAAAGGGGTCTAATTCGACCCCTTTTCAATTGGAATTACTTTTACTCTGATACGTCCCACTTGGTGGTTTGCTAACTTGCCAAATGATTTTTTACTTAAATCAATTCTGTTTTGTGATTTATTACCCATCCTATCGGTAATTTCAACAGTGTCTGATTTATTGTTTGATAAGTTAACAACGATTGCTTTTGAACGTAGTGGTAAGTAATTGTAAGCTGCCGTCGAATATTCTCTATGAACTTTTGGATGTCCTGTTGTATCATACCAAGTTGCGGTGTGAACGTCAGGTTGAGTGTTCGTTAGTGAGGTTAATGACAGACATAATAAAATAAATATTACTCTCATAGTGTATAAGTATACGTATAATCTTGACAAAAGGAAACCATTGAGTATTTATTAATAAAAATCTGATATGAAACATAAAATAATGATTACTGAATCTCAGTATAAAAAATTATTGAGGGGTATTAATGAACAACAGAATAAAAATTTTTCACCTCAGTTAAGTTTTGGGCGTAAATCAGCACCTTGGTTGAGTGCAATTTTTGGAAATAAGCAAGATGGTTATACTATTTATTTACCACAGTCAATAAAAACTGAAGAAGTTAACAGTCTTATTAGTGACGATGAAGTTAAAGAGTTAAATAAAAGTGGGTATGGGCAAAGATTATCTTATCAATTGGGTGAACGTAACGGAAGTCATTTTATGGGTACAATGAGACAAATAAACCCAAAATACCGAGCTCTAATAATTAAAACGTATCAAATGCTTATTGAAAGTGGGGTTAAAAATCCGAAACTTAAATTTGAGAGAACTGAAAAAACAACAACAACTAAACCAACAGGTGAACCTGGAGGTGAAATACCGTTTACTAAAAAGTTTCCTGTTAAAGATGATTTAAAAAGTGAAAAATATTTTGTTGATAATAGTTGGGCGTTAGATATACAATTTGTTACAAAATTTAGAGAAACTACCCTTAAAAATATTAAAGATGAATTGTCAAATACACCTAACGGTCAAGGTGTTTTAAATGGAATCACAGTTAGAACATCTTGTTCAACATTACCTAATGGTAAATCACCTGATGGTAAAGTTCACACATTTGCTGAATTATCTAAATTAAGAAACAAATCGGCAAAAGATTTTGTTCTTAAAGAATTACAATCAATTGGGGTTAAGATATCACCTGAATTAATTTATGAAGATGATTGGGAAGGTGGTCTTACGGGTAAATATTTAGGGGCGTCAAGTAACAGTGGTAATATTTGGGGTCAACCTGGAGCGTCAAAAAACACTGATGATTATGAACAGGATAAATATTTAGAAATTGCCTTAGATTTGGTTATTTCAGGTAAGAGAAAAATCCCTATTGACCCAACTAATGAGGATGGAACGAAAAATGTTAGTTATGATTATGTTGCGGCATTTTATGTTCCTGATATTCCACGTACTATACCAACTATTGACCTTGCTTGGGTTTGGAATCCAAAAACCCAATCTAAATGTAAAATTGGTGAACCAAATACTCAAATGAAATGTGAAACTTGGGGTGAAGGTCCTAAAGATTGGTCAACCAATATGAAAGGTAAAATTCATTGGGGAACTGAAGATTAATAAAAAAAGGGAGATAATACTCCCTTTTTTTATTTACAACGAATTACTATGTGAATGGTTGAGTCTTCAAGAGTGAATCCAAAACCAAATTCTTTGTATTTTTCGTCAAGTAATATTGACATATGTGGTTTAGATGCTACAAAGATATCGAAGATACATTCAGATACTAATTTATTGAAGTCACCATCAGTTTTTTTGATTAGTGTGAACGTTTCGATAGGTAACATACTAATACATTCGGCACCTTTAGTTATCTTATCGTGACAGTACTTCTTTACTAATTTTTTAGAGTATTTTTGACAATCAATGGTTAATTGTTTGTCTTCAACAACTGAACATTTACCATAGTCATTTCTGAATTCATTGAATGATTCAAACAAATATGATTTTATTTTGTTAGTGTCTATTTTTGAATTAACTGAGTCTAAGTAGTCATATCTAAAACTAACTAAACCGTTTATTGGTTGAACAACTGAAGTTTTACTGTTGAAGTCAAATAACCATACTTTAGAGTGTAGTTTGTAACCACTTTGAGCGTTAACGTTTAACGTTACTAAGATTGTCAATATCAAGATTAATGTTTTCATAGTATGATGTGTTTGTCTTATAAAAATACAATAATTATTCTTTACTCAAACAATTTCTTGAATATTTATTAATAAACTTTTAGAATGAGAAATATATTAGCCGAACAAATTAGTAAGATGCAATCTATGATGGGTATTCAAGATGACTTACTACTTGAAGCTTCGAAATTAAAAATATTAACAGACAAAGAAGGTTTAGACCAAGACCAAGCGGAATTACTTGATGAGTTATGCGGTGGGTTATCGGTTTGGATGTTAAGTAAGATAAAAGATTTCCAAAGAGAAACGGCTAGAATTAGAAATATGGAGGATTTATCCGATAAAGCAATGATTAATTTAATAAATGTCAATGGGTTAACTAGTAGGATAAGACCAAACATTATTAATGTTATGGATTGGGTTCGAGTTGGGTTGAATAGTAATGTTAAACCATTTAAAAACTTAACATTACAAGAGTTAGATAAGAAAGCTAAGGAATGGCACGAATCATTGAGTATTGGTCAAGGTGATATTAATTATGTTGAGAAAAATGACATAATTAAAGACTTCCGTGATGAAAATGGTAATGGGTTTTATTGGGCTGACTTGAATACTAAGGATTCGAAGGAAGAGTCTGAAAGAATGGGTCACTGTGGTCGTTCAAATTATGGGTATATATATTCATTAAGAGAAACAAAACCTATTAATGATAAATTCAAAATCAATAGAAGTCATTTAACAACCGCAATTGGACATGATGGTATTATGTATCAATTAAAAGGTCCTAAGAACTCTAAACCTAAAGAAGAATACCATAACTACATTTTACCATTGTTTTATGTGTTAGGTGGTGAAGGTGAAGAAGATGATTATTTAGTTAAAGGATTTGGAACCGAATACGCGTCACAACAGGATTTCAAATTAAGTGACTTACCTGATGATGTTATCAGAGAGTTATATCGAAATAGACCTGAATTGTTTGAAGGTAGAGTGATGATGAGAAAATTGGTTGATATGGGTATAATTGATGCTCCTAATGTTAACTATAATATTACACTTAATATAGACCCTGATGATGTTACAAGATATGTTGATGGTGATTACGTTTATAGAAGATATAAGAAAAAGGTTACAACACCTGCGGGTCAAGAATATGAAAGAACTGTTGAAGTTACAATGTTTGAATTAATATTAGCGGGAGAAACTTGGGATTTATATTATAATGACTATACGGATTGGAGAGATTGTCTTAACTATTACGTAGATGATAAGAATGAACAAGAAATTAGAGAAATTTTAAGAAAAGTTGCTGAACGTGATGATGATGAATTCATTGCTGAAGATTTTGACGAAATGGATATTGAGGATATTATTGAAGAATATGATGATAATCATAGTATACAAAGTGCGTTAGGTAATGCTCAAAGTAACGCTGAAGCGGATGATTACTCTAATTATTTATATGGATTATTAAAAGATGCGTTACAAGAATATGGGACAATTGAGAAAATGAATGATGAGGGGGTAATCTTACATATAGATACACAACGATATTTTGATGATGTTCATTCTGATTATCTTGATGAATATTTTGAAAGATGTGATGATGATATTGAATGTACCTTTAAGGAACTTGCGTATGAAGGTGAAATTGAAAAACCAAAGTGGGACCCTGATGATAGATGGTATCCAAGCGTTGATAAAAATAACTATAATGAAATGTTATCCGATTATCTCTACGATGTAAGAAGTGAATATAATGTAAAATAATTTAAACCCCCAGGTAAAATTGGGGGTTTTTTATTTGGTAGATGTTTGGATATGTATTATATTTGTTAAAAATGTAACGGATATGAGAAAAGTAGTTTTATTAGGGTTGTTAGTTTTGGGGGTGGTGTCTTGTAAAAAAGAAGATAAAGTATTAATGAAGTATGCCTACATCACTCAGGACAACGTAGACTATAAAAACGAGAAAGGTTACGGTGTTATAACAACACACTTATGTCCGGTAGATAAGTCAGTATCTTCTGTAGATATTGAGAACGAGAGAAGTAATCAAAAATACTTAACTGAAATGAAAGGTAAAGAAATATTGGCTGACACCTTGGTTGATATTAATTCTGATGTTACCAAAATTTTATTTAGTAGATTAAAATAATATTTATACATTTGTAAAAACGATAAGAGTTATGGAAAGATTTTCAATGAGAGAAGTGTTAAAGGAGAAATACGGTGAAACTGAGAAAAACACTAAAACTGCCAAGTCAACTAAGAAAGTTGAGAAGAAGGGTAACTATGTTGTGAAGATAGTAGATGGTGTTAAATATATGGTTTTAAAATAATAGATATGTTAAATATAGTTTCAAAAACATTAATGGTTGATATTGAGAATGATATCACATTACATAACGGAGCGATTACAATGAAGGTATTACATCAAGCGTATATTAATCAAGATAATGAAGGTGAAATTTACGTTGATGTTGAATTAACCGACTACTTAAACGTTAAATTTTTAGGTAAAGAAATTGATTATTCAAAGTTGAAATTAAATTTGAAACAGTTAGATGTTGACCTTGACGAATTAGTTCAAAATTCAGTGGTAGATATTGTAACTGATGAGGATGTAGAATATTTAAAACAATTGTATTTAACAATTAAATCACCATATACGAAATAAGATATGCAAAACAGGGCTAAAACAGGTATTGAATTTGAAAACTTAGTTCAAGTTGATGGTTGGGTGAAAAAAACCAAATCACCAAGAATGAAGTGGAGTGGTAAAGGTAGAACTATATTCGACAAGATTAAGTCGGTAGATTACGACCCAACTCGTTTTATCTTGGACGAGACGGTTGAGATTAGTAAATATGATATCTTTCACCCTGAAACAAAAAGATATCGTGAGGTAAAGAAATATAATAAAGACACGTTTAATGGTTGGTTATTATATTCTGAACCGTATTTTAAAATGGCTTCGAAACATTTTTTACATAAAATAAATGTTGAAGATTATAATAACTTTGTTGAGGAGTTTTATAATCATAATCTTAATACCGGTTTATTTGATAGAGTTATCAAATTGATAAATGAAAAAAGTGAGGGGATTAGGGTTGTTGATGGGTTTATACCCAAGGAAGAGTTAGAGTTTAGAACAATTATTGATAGAAACAATTGGATGGGTTATTATAGAATTACTATTCAAGTAAAAAGAAAGTGATATGACATTTGAAAATTTTTTTAAGATACTTGATTGTTACAAGAGAGGGTCTGAAATGATATCAGACCTTCACGATTTTGGTTTTGATTTGATGGAGGGTAAATTTAAATTATCCGATATTTTATACGAACAATTACAACACTCAATACGTTCTGTTTATGGTGATGAAGGATTGGATTGGGTGGAATGGTTCATATTTGAAAATAAGTATGGTGAGGGTGATTTTGTTATGGAGGCTTGGCACGAAGATGAATTAATCTGTCAAACATATGAAGAATTATATAAATATTTAGAAAAACATCATAAATTATGTACACATTAAAAAGAAGTGATGGTTTAGTTAAAAGGTCCGAAGATATTAGATGGATTGAGTTTAACGAAGAAGGTAGTGGTAAAGAAATGCACGAAAAACCTGATGTTGGTTTAAGTTTAATTATGTCACCATTCAATATGTTTTATACTTGGATGACAACTGAGGTTACAGAACTATTGGAAAGTTCAGAAAATTATATTAAATTTAGGACTAAGAATAGTGATTACGAATTAATTAAAGAAGACGATGACTTGGATAAACCCGGAAGCTTGGATGAAGAATCTTGATGCCAAGCCAATTAACTTTAACTTAGATACTAAACTTAAAACTTATGATGAGTATCTTAAAGATAACTTCTTCTATAAGTTTGGTGAGGTGTTTAGAACCTTAGTCGGGACTAAATTTATGTGTTACGAAGGTGATGAATTAATTACTAAAACAATTAAGGAAATCAAGTTCAACGCTGATATAGTATACGATGAGGTCCGTAAAGAATATGTTGATAAGAAAAACAAATTTGTTGCTTTACACGAGTTACCAATGCCGAATGATTACACAGGATATAAATTGTTTATGTTTGTAATTAGTGATGACGACATTCAATATAATTTTAGTGAAATTTATTTAAAACCTGAGAAATGAGAAGAGTTAAAATCCCCATTGATGCGGCAGTCAAGGTAATACCTGAGATTGCTAACATAGGTAGTTTACCAAGAAAGAAAAAGAAACAAATGAAAAAGTACTTTGATAAAGTCTTTATGGATAAATTTTATAAATGGTTAGAAAATGGAAAACGATAAATATGATAAAATGTTGGAGCGTTTAATTGAGGATGCTTTAAAATATGGTTCAGGTTTGGAGGCGGCTATAGACCATCTTAATCTGGGTTTTGTTCATCTGTATAGACATTTAAATGGTGATGATAAACAAAATCTGTTACAAGACTTACAGGAGTATAATGAAAAACTAAAAAAGATATTAGTGGATGAAGGAGATAGCGTTTAGTATTGGTGGTTTGTTGGTATTCTTAACTGTTATATTAATGGTTAATTATTCTTTGAGATTAAAAAGTTTTGGGTTCGATAATAAGAAGTATTTTAATTTTTTAGTATATTTGTTATTCGTAGAAATGTTATTATTAGGAATCAGTCAAATTATACTTTAAGATTATGGCAGCAATTACAATGAGTGAGGTGAAGATAGGTAGAACAACATATCCTGTTAAGAGTGGTGATTATATTTTATATAATGGTGCTTGTTATCAGTTTATAGCTGGTGATGGTAGAACTTTGAAACAAGAAGGTTTTACCGGTTATAGTAATTTGAAAATGCCTATGACATTAATTAAGAAAATACCGTTCATCAGAATGACAAAAGTTAGTTTCAATAAAAATGGGGTGGATTTAGTAAAATGGTATTTCTAAATATAAGGATTACCAAACTCTTTTAAACTATTAAACATATCTTCGATACGTTTACATTCTTTAATGAAGTTAGATGCAATCTCAGGGGGTAATTGGAACCATTCAGTTCCCCCTTCCAACAAATACTTAAAGTAATCTCGTTTCATTACCGTTTCAATTTTTGTGTAGTATTCTGATTGGTGTTTACGTAGTAAGACTAACTCGTGAGGGTTTGAAGTCTGATGGGCTTTTAGTCTTAATTGGGGGTCATTTTTTGAGATACCGATTTTATATCGTTCAGGTTCGGAACCCCATTCAACTATTAGATATACATAACCATAATCCATATGGTTAAATGTAAATCAAGGGGATTTTAAGTAAATTATTCTTCCTTTCTTATGAATTTTATTTTATTAACATCAATATCAACACTACCCATATATTCAGGGTCTAATTCACCATTATAGTACATTTTTGTGTAGAATTTATATTCTTTTGGTAAATATCTGTGATACTTGTTAAGTTGTTTTTTTAAGTCAAAATAGTCCTTAAAACAAGGTCTGTTTTCAAAACCATCCATTGATGAGTATTGTAGTGGTGCACATAAAGAATAACCAGTCCTCATAAATTCATATTCACTAAAATAGCTAATTACAGGTACTTTAAAATAATCAGATAATTTATCAACATCTACTATAATATCAATACCAACTATTGTTGAATATCTATTAGGTTCATTATCGGTAAATTCCCAACCAACAATATACGGGTATTTTTTATGAATTGTTTTAAGCAACATATCAATACCTTTTAATTGGTTTTCGGTTGGTTCATCTCTAAAAATCTTGAACATACAAATAAATAGTTTTGTTTTTAAAATTAAAAAGTTATCTTTGTTCTATAAATATATCACTTATGAGAAAGACGTGTAATGTAGTTGAAATGTTAGAATACGCAAATATGCAATTGGCTAGAACTGATGAGTTTGCAACTAAAGATTTTAAAGTCGGTATTAGTGTAATGATTGAACATATATTACACTTAACAGGTAATTATTCAGGGTTTATGTTTATTAATAACGAAGATTCTGACACAGGAACGTTAGGTTATTACAGTAGATATTATTTTACTAACAGAAAATTGGAGAAAAAATGACATACGATGAAATGAAAGAGTTTTTGGAGTCCATTGGTGGACTTGAAAATGGGTTTTTTACTGACAGACCCCCAATCACTGACCCACATTTTTTTGGTGTTAAGGAAGGTTGGTATCAATTAATCAAAGACTTGATTGTGGACCTAAATGAAATGGGTTGGGATAAACAGGTGATGCAAGTTAAAGAGAAATTTGGTGGGTTAAGATTCTATGTGAATTCACATATTGAAAATGATGATTTACACAATAGAGTATTCAAAGCAGAAAAAGATAGTTATAAAATTTGTGAAGTATGTGGGGAACCTGGTAGAGTAAGAAATAACGGGTGGTATATGACCTTATGTTATTCACACAGAAGAGAAGGAGACGATTGAATGAAAAAGGTTAGTTTTGATTATGATGGAACATTGGCATTACCCGCAGTGGAGGAGTTTGCTAAGGAGTTAGTGGACCAAGGTTATGATGTTTGGGTGGTCACTTCAAGAGTGGGTGATGACAATTTAGATAAGTCATTCCAACCTTGGAAATCACCTGATTGGAATAAAGATTTGTGGGACACTTGTTTAAATGTGGGTATACCTAAAAGTAAAGTTGTATTCACAAGTTTTGTGGATAAGATTGAATTTTTAAAAGGAAAGAATTATATTTTTCATTTAGATGATGATTTGTATGAGTTAACCGCAATTATGGAATCCAAAGATGGTTGTATGCCATTGAATGTTGGTCACTCAGATTGGAAAAGAAATTGTTTAGAAGAATTAGAAAAACATAAAATATGAAAAAAAACAGACGTAGAGCGGTCCACGCTGAGTTAATTAGAGAAAGTAGAGATAACCCAGGTTATTTCAGGTATAACATTACCATCAGGGAAAAAGATGGAATGGAACACATAGTTCCTGCTTATGGTAAAGATATGCAAGATGCGATTGAAAGATTGTTATGGAATGAACGTGTTGGTAAGGTAACCAAATCAAAAATAATGGCACCAAGTTTTGCTATATTATTACTTGCCGTTGTTGCATTATCAGGTATGACGGGTGTAATCTACGACAATCCATTATGGGTTGCTGGTGGTCTTGGATTTTGTGGTGTTTCATTATTATTAACATCATTGGTGGATAAATATTTAAATAGAAAATAATATGACAAGTAGAGATTTTGCGTTTTGGTTGCAAGGATTCTTTGAAGTTGCAAACCCAATTTCTATCGGTTCAAAAGAAACTGAAATGATTAAGAGACATTTAAATCTTGTTTTCAAACACGAGATTGACCCGGCAATGGGTGATGAAAAACACCAACAAGTGTTGAATGAAATTCATACACCAAGTAAATGGCCGTCAACATTTTCAAATCCTGATAAAGAAATATTACGTTGTTGATTATGAGTGAATTTGAATTACCTAATTATACTACATCAGAGTGTAGTGATGGACCTAAGTCAGGTGCTGTTGTATTAAAAGAGTTCGTTGTTCGATGGGATTACAATGGTGATGGTAGTATCACCGTATCATTGAATAATAGTGACGATAAACTAATCCAAAGTTTGGAACATACAAAATCAAAAGTATGAGAATTGATTATTTAACGGAGAATTTTGAAGGTGAAGATTTTTTGGTTGCGGATGGTTTTGACGATGCCATTATTGGTGTTGACGAAAATAGTATGAGAATTATATATTCTGTGACTAAATCCATTGAAATTTTAATGAAAGAAAATATGACATATGAAGAAGCTAATGAGTATTTTTACTTTAATGTTAGTGGTTCTTATGTTGGTGATAAGACACCGATTTGGTGTTACGATAATTGTTTAACAAACCAAAACTGATATTATGTTAGAACTAGTAAAAATAAGTCACAACGCTGATAAAGCAACTGCGATTAGACTAATATCGCAAACATTGGAAAATTATGGGTTAGTGGTTAAAGTCCACGAGATTAATGATGAAGAAACGGTATATTCAATTGATGTTTTAAAATAAAAAAGTATGGGTATTTCAATTCACGTTGATTTAGATGAGGTTTACGACCAAATGGATTCTTGGGATAAAAAAGAAATGGTTAGTTTCCTTCGTCATGATGGTTATTTAACTGAGGAAAAAACACCTATTAATGAAGGTGTTAGAATAGAAATACCATTGGATGCGACATTTGAACAGGAACAACATTTAAGGATGATTTCAAAGTTAGGTGGATTATTTTATCGTATCAGTGATGAGGATATGGAAATAATTCGTAATATTGTAAAAAAGTATTAGTGTTATGAAGAAAAAAGATTTCAAATTCAATACAAAAGAACGTAAGTCAGTTAACGCAGACTTAAATGATTTCTGTTATTTGGCAAAACCTCACGACTTCATTGAAGTTACTGATTGGTCCAATCTTGATGGTTATGATATCACATTAAATGATAAACATATCTCATTAACAAGAGGTGAGTTGGATGCAATTAAAGCGTTAGTTAAAAAATTAAATAAATTATGAACTTATACGAAACATATCTTAATACTAAATCATCAGGTTCAGTTGAAGATAGAATTGAGGTGATGAACGACATCATCAGACAAAATCCTAAGTTAATGGATTATATTGAAACCAAGATTGATTCCTGTTATGGGACTCACATTGTTTACTTGGTTAATATGAGGGTTAACGGTGAAGATATGTTGAAGATAGGTTATACCAAGAATTCTGTTGATGGTAGATTTGGTGAACATAGATATGCCGGTAGAGATAGTTTGGAGATTGTTGAGAAAATCCGAGAAGGTAAGTTACAAGCCAAAGGTGCGATTGAGTTTGAGAAATCACTAAAAGAGAAGTTTAAAGACTTCAAAATCACGACTGATTTAACACTACCTGGTAAAGGTGAATTTTATGACATCGTATTCTATGATGAAATGATAAGGATATACGACGAAGAATATCCCAAATTTATAAATGTTATCGGTTTAAAGTCCCCTAATTAATGTTAGGGGATATTTATTTATATGAAAGTTATAATTACGGAATCTAATTTAAAATATGTGATATTCAGATATTTTGATAATCAAAAAAGTAAAGGTCAACAACCTTATGTAAGTAGTAGACTGTATAAATTATTTAAAAGTGATGAAGACACTTTGTTGGATTACTTATTTGATTACCTTGGTGGTAGAGACGGTGCTACTGAGGTTGCTAAAAAAATGTTAAAAGAATTACCTGATAGGATTAAAATAAATGATGCACAATTTGAGGGTGAGTTTTATTATTCAATCTATGATGTAGGTAGTGAGATTAACCCATATGATGGTTATTTACCTGTGTTTATAGATTGTTATGGTGATGTTAATGGTGCTCCTGTATGGAATGATGATAATGGAGATTACGATTATATTGATACTACATTATATGATTGGTATTCGGAGTTGGATATGACTGAAGGTTGGGAAGTAAAAGATACTTTTGTTTCAGATATTAATGGTCAATTTTTTGATTTGATAACACGATATACGGGTGTACCAATTAATGTTGAAGGATTCTCAGTAATTGATGGATAAAAAATAAACCCCCTTAATTGGGGGTTTTTTGTTATAGTTTACATAGAAGAATATCGTTGAATTTATATTGGGGAGTTCCTTCAGTTTCAAGGATGTCAATTCTATTAACATATCGTTTATTCATTGTGTCGGTTACTTTATACACACCTGATTTTTTACCAGCATTAGTAATCAAAACCTCATCACCATAATCAAATTGACCTCCCCATCTTTTTAATAAGTTACGACTCATAGCAATCCATTTATGTTGACTTGCTTTCTTTGGGTTTATCTTATACATTCCCGCAGTTACCAATGGGTCCTTATCACATTGTTTGATTACCGGGTAATACATTGTTGCGGTTAAATGTTTCAAAACCTTTTTACTTTTCTTCAAGGTTTTAAACTGCATAGTTACCTCAACTGATTTAGGTTTCTCAACCTTAACAACTTTTTGTGTTTTGTGTTTTTCATTTAATTCCTTGGCTAAGTTCATCATATAGACTACATAGGAATGGTAATACATACCTAACACTAAAATAATTGCCGATTTAAAAAGTTCTTTCACATTCATACGTTTTATATTTAAGGGTTACGAATACGAAGATAGTTAATATTTAAAATTTGGGGGTCTTTTAATTTCCGAAATAAATTACTATAATTAGAGATATGAGTAGAGTTAATTTGATTGCATCAACAGGGTTAATCTTCAATGAAGATAAGTCAATGGTATTAGGTGTGTCACGTAAAGACGATAAAACTAAATTTGGTTTACCTGGTGGTAAGGTTGATGAAGGTGAAACAATGTATGAAGCATTGGTTAGAGAGTTGAAAGAAGAAACAGGATTGGATGTTATTAAGGCGGTCCCGATATATTTCAGAGAAGATGGTATATACGTGACCGTGGTTTATTTGATTAGTGAATATTCAGGTGATATATATACAGAAGAGGCCGGTGTCGTTAAATGGGTTACATTTGAAGAATTGAAACACGGGGCGTTCTCAGAATACAATACAATGTTGGAGGAACATTTGAAATTTATAAATTATATATGAATATGAAGAAATTAATTTATTTTACATTAGGTAATAATCCAAATTACTTAAAATTGGCTGATATGTGTATTAACAGTTTATATCATAATGGTTATGATGGTGATTTTTTATTTATAACTGACTTAAAGAATGAGATTTTAAACCAAATCAATTTTAAAACTCAACCTTATTTTTTAGAATTAAAAGAATCTTCATTGTTAGAATCGTCGGCGAATAAACTTAAAGTTTATTCATTTAATAAAATAAATGAATATGATAAAATTATATTTTCAGATTTAGATATTTTATGGGTGTCGAACCCTGAAATAATTTTTAATCTTATTGATGAGGATAAATTTTATATGAGTAATGAAGAAGGGTTAATGACTGATGAATTATGGGGTGGTTTGTTGTTAACTGATACTGAAAAAATTGAAATTGACCAATTGAAAATTTTTGGGTTAAATTGTGGTCTATTTGCGTTTAATAACAAAATGATACCGTATTTAGAGCAGGTTGATTTATTTTTGAATAATAATTTAGAGTTACAAAATGTGTGTTTAGAACAACCATTTTTGAATGTTTATGTTTATCGTAATAATTTATATAATAATAAATTGAATGGTTTGGTTAGTCATAAAGGTTATCATTTTGTTAATTCACCTTTAGATTTAATCAAATATGATGGTGTTGTTTTACATTTTGCAGGTGGTCCTGGTAATTATGATTTTAAATATGAAAAAATGTTGATTTATTTTAACGAATATTTTAAATAAATAACGTGTTATATGTTGGTTGAGGGGGAATATAATTATGCTAAACTAATTACTATTGAAGGTGATGTTGTCGCGGTTGCGGTTATGGAAGTAGGTTCAGAGAATGAAGCTGGTGTTGTTAATTGGGCTTTAGATAATGATTTCACCTTAGTTAAGATTGACGAACAAGAGTTTTTGGATTTTGAAAGTGATTATGATATTGAACTTGAATAAAATTTTCACTCAGGTGTTGTGCATATCCAAAAGATAGTTATATTTGTAGTGTGTGAGTGTCACACAGGATGTCAGAACTCCTAACTTACAATCTGACCATTAAGTATCAGGTGAGATGATACGGGTTGATTACCCCAACTTAGTAAGTGAAACCATCAGGATGTCAGAACTCCTAGTTCACAATCTGACCACTAAGAATCGGGTGAGGCGGTTCGGGTTAAACACCTCAATCCAAAGGATGAAATTTAAACCCCCAAGTACATTGGGGGTTTTTTGTTTTATCTAATATTTATTGATATGAAAATAATATTAACTGAGAATAAGTTAGATAAAATAATTGAAAAATATGGTATAGTTAAAACCATTAGAAATATTGGTGGGTATAAAAATTTTGATAAAATATACCCTGATTATTTTTATTCAGGTGATACATCACAATGGGATAGAGAACGTGTTATTAATTTTTTAAATGAATGTGTTGAGGTTAATAACAGAATAGAAAATGAATCAAGTATTTATCTTCACGACTATTGGGAAGATATCTTATATCAAAGTTGGAGTGATTATAATGAAGATGCTGGTAGAGAGTTTCAGTATGAATCTAGAATAATGTCTATTAGTACTGATTTTGCACATACTGAAGTGTGGCAATATGATGAGGAAGGTGAAATGTTTGATGAAGCTTACGATTATAATGATATACCTTTGAATAGATTGGAAACTAGGTTTTTAAGTAAAATATTTGGGCAACTTTGGGGGGTATTTAAATTATGAAGTTATTAAAATTATTATCGACATTAATTACTGAGAGTAGGTTATTTGACAGATTTGTTGTCAACGGTCTTGTTGTTGATGTAACCAGCACTCGTGAGTCTGATGTTGCGGTAATGGATAATACAACATTCGGTAGAGTTCCCAAAGAAGAAATATTAGAATCAATGAGAGATATCATTGAAGTTATTGTAACACAAGGATTGGTGGTATTAGATACTTGTGAAAGAAGATGTGGTTTATTAGTAAGTGATTATTCAATGGGGTTCGATTACCAACTTTGGGTAACATTGAAGACTAATAAATTAGAATTGAAAATTAACACATCAATCAAACATCCAAAACAATTATTTAACGATAAACACAAAACAAGACGTGTTATCGTAACTAGAGACGGTGAGACCGTTATCAGAGAATCATTAGAACATTATCGTTCAGTTAAAATCGGAAAAAAAATCGTTTATTTTATAGACTAAATCGTAAATTATCTATAACTTTAGTCATAAAAGAAATTTTAGATTAAATACTAACGATTATGAATAAGCATAGAATTAACATTATCAACAAACAGAGTAGTAGGTTGATACATAAGAACCACTTAGATAGTTGTTTAGAACATTTATCAATCGCTCACTTTCACTTATCAAAACATCTTAAAGGTAAGAATGATATGGGGTTATTGACTAACATATTGAACTCATCTTTTGAGATAAAAAAACATTTAAAACGATGAATGGATAAAAAGATTGGATTTACGTGTTCCTGTTTTGATTTATTTCATGCGGGACATATTATGATGCTTAAAGAAGCTAAAAGTGTTTGTGATTACTTAATAGTTGGTTTACAGAGTGACCCCACGTTAGACAGACCTGAGAAGAATAAACCTGTTCAAAGTATAGTTGAAAGATTTATTCAATTGGATGCTTGTAAGTATGTTGATGAGATTGTGGTTTATGCGACAGAAAAAGATTTAATGGACGTATTGTTATCGTATCCAATCAATGTTAGGATTGTTGGGGATGAATACGCTGAAGTTAATTTTACAGGTAAAAACTTACAACATATTGAAATTTATTATAATACAAGACGACATTCATTTTCAACAACAGAATTAAGAAAACGAGTAATTGAATTATCAAATGGACAAAGTAAGTGATATATTGGTTAAACAATTTTCCTTGTCGGATGAGTTTAAAGATTACATTCAAGATAATATTAATAATTCAGGTTGTTCTAACATTGAATTTTTAGAATTTAATAATGGTTTGTTTGGTGTTTCATTACACGATGGTATAATACTAAATGATACGTTGTTAAAATATCCATTATCGTTATGTATTTTCATAATACTACACGAATTAACACACCAATTACAATTTAATAAATATGGTGTTGACAAGATGTATCTTTATTTAAATGATGTGAGTGATGATGAGGTTAGTGAATTCATTTTAAAACAAGAAATCGTTGCTGATAGATTGGCATCACTGAAAATACGTCAATTACAAAAGAAAGGTTTAATTAGTAAAGATTTTACACCAATACAGATTCATAAAAAGGTCGACCCAAAACTCTTTAAACAAAAGATTGTAAATTATAGAAACCTGATGAGAGAACAAAACGTTAGAACACCTGACGATGTTAGTTGTTTTTTTAAATCATTAATATTATATTAGTAAAATGAAAAAGAAAATTGTTGTATTCACAGGTGCTGGTGTTTCAAGAGAAAGTGGTGTCTTGACATTTAGAGATAGTGTGGATGGGTTATGGGAGAATCATAGTATTGATGATGTTTGTACACCTTCAGGATGGAAAAAAGACCGTGAGAAGGTTTTGAATTTTTATAACGATAGACGAAGACAATTACCTACGGTTGAACCTAACTCAGCCCACACAGGTTTGGTTAAGTTAGAGGACAAATATGACGTAACAATCGTTACCCAAAATGTTGATGACCTACACGAAAGAGCGGGTTCATCTAAGATATTACATTTACACGGTGAGTTGACTAAAGCCAGAGGTGCGATGTATAGTCATAAGACAAGTCCATTGGATAATATCGTGGTGATTGGTTATAATGATATTAACATTGGTGATAAGTGTGAGATAACAGGTTCACAGTTGAGACCCCACATTGTTTGGTTTGAAGAGATGCCATTCAACGTCGAGGAAAGTTATGACGCAATAACCGAATCTGATGTGTTAATCATTATCGGAACTAGTTTGATGATTGGTTACACATTAAATCTATTATCAAGTGTTAGTGATGAGTGTAAGATTTATTATATTGACCCCCAACCAAGTAGGTATTTGGACCATTTAGGTAAAGATATTACTTACATTGAGAAACCGGCAACGGAAGGTGTTGAATTAATTTTAAATGAATTGTTATGAAAAGAAATATACCTGATATGAAGAACCAATTGTTGTTCTATATGGATAAGTGGGGTGAAAAAGGAAACAAGTCTGACCGAACACCTGAAAAGTATGAGGAAACTATGATTAATCTTGAGAAGAAGATTGAGAAGGATATGATTGAGGTTTTATCTAAAATGGGGATTAATGCCAGTGTTAAGACTGATAGATATTCATTACCACATCAGTTTCAAATTAAAACTACACAATACGGAGAATCATATTTGAATGGGGCATTCGAATCTGTTAAATTATATCGTGCGGTTTTAAAAGAAATGACTACTTTGAATTTATATAAAATTAGATTTTATATTTTAGCCGAGGTCGAAGATTGTTTACCTATAGGTAAGGTTAATTATTACTTCAATTATTATATTCACTAAAAACAAATAAAAAATGAAAAAATTAACATATCACGAAATTAAAGAACGTGAACTGAAAGTTGTTGAGAAGTATGATGACAAAGATTTCGATAGGTATATTAAATTATTAATACTTGCTAAAAAAATCTTCTCTGAAAAAATATTATGGGTTGTTAGTTTCATACCCTTTTTAATTATTTGGGGGATATTTTATTTATTTGGAGCCATTAAATTAGATTTACCAACTATCATCACTTTTGTTATTTCACATATGATATATTGGATATTTGCTGGTAAGAAAAGTACTCAAAAATTGATTAATAATGTTGTTCCCGAATTAGAAATGGTTATTGATGCGATAAAAGAAATTAAAGAAGAACGTTTAAAAAAATAATATTATGTCAATAGATTTAGATAACCTCAAAAAACATATTGAGGAATTAAATAAAAAAACTGAAGCGATGATGCAAACTCCTGAGTGGGAAGAATATGCTAAATTAAAAAAAGATTTTGACGGGTTTGTTTCTCATATGAAACAACGAAGAATTGATAAACTATACACATACGTGATTGGTTTAATCAACGATTCAAGTTCATATGAGGTTAAAGTACGTAGACCTGCGGAAGATAAGATTGAGGAATGGTTGGAACGTCTTGATGGTCACAGAAGTAATTTATATCGTAATGGTCTTAAAAAAGGTTACATTGCTTGTGAATCTAACGCTTTAGATTTATTGTGGGAAATGTTCAGTAAGTATGGTCTAAAAAGTGATTATTCTGACACTTTTACCGATGCCGCTTATACTCTTAATATCTACACAATGGAAATGTATTCAGGTCAAGGTGAATATGGTTATCACATACATAAATTAACACAGGTATTATGAGCGAATTAAGTATTTGGAACAAATTAAAGTTACGCATTGGTGCGGTGGCTTTCGGTATATTCATTTGGTCTATGGGAATGACTGATGAAGAATATTTTGATGCGATTTACGAACAAGAAAAAAAGTTAAAAGAAAAGACCGATGAGCAAGAGAATTAAGATTAATTTTGAAACAGTTAATGAAGGTGAATACACAGTTATTCATCCGAAAGAAATTGCTGAAATAAATAGAAGGATTAAAATTGAAATGACACCATTTATTGAGGAGTTTAAAAAGAAAGAATACGAATCTTGGTTACAAGCTGGTAAAACTATTATGAAATGAGTTCAAAAAAAATCAAAATCGGTGACTCTCAATTCACATTTGTGTTAAGACATCGTTGGGAGAAAGGTAGTAAATCTATTTTAGATAATTACGATGCGAACAAGTTAAGAAAAGAATTATCACTAGGTGTTTGGTTTAAGAAAGATAAGGTCGTTGGTAGGGTTAAGAAGGGTTCAGACAAAGGTGAAACGGTAAAGAATACCTTCAATGTTGATAATATGGTTAATGATTACTACGTTGGTCTCAACTTGATTGTTTGTAAATTTTGGGTTAATTTTTCATTTAAACCAACATTTGGTTCGAATTATAAAGGATAAGATATGAGTGATTGGAAAGACGAAATTGAATTACCCTCAGATGATGAGTATTCAAAGTTTATGGATAAAATTACAGGTAAAGAGGGGTTTAAGAATGAAGCAATAAAAGTGTTGGACCATTATATCGGTTCAGAATTTGAAGAGACGTTAATGAAGAAGATACAATCTGATTTAGATGTTGTCTTAAATAACTATTTGAAGGATGTCCCAATGTATAAAACAGATTTCCCAATTAGTTTTAACCACGATATCGGTGAATTTATTATATCCGAAAATGGGTATGTTGCATTTCTACCTAAGAAAACTCCCCAATACATTGAAGTAAATATAACAATAAATAAAACAGGTGAATTATGATATCAAGGTATATGATGATATAAAAAGTTTAACAGAAAATTTGGTTAGAGTTTTGAAATCAAAATAAGTTTTCTATATTTGTAAGACAAAACACAGAGATATGGAAATTACACGCTTCGACAGACACGAATCAATGAACGATGAAACTCGTTCTGAAATCTTACAAGTAATTAGAACGTTATCATTTAGTGATGAGTCGTCTTTTAAACTTGAAAATTACTTATACGGTTTGTTCGATGGGTATGATTACACACCATTCATCTTAAACTCTGAGGACTTCAAGAACATTAAGGACAAAGAGTTGACTGATAGAGTTACAAAAATCTTGGATGAGGTTAACAAATATCCAAGAGTGGTTTATAAATAAATTATTGTGTTGTTCCCTTGAGAAAGGAACTAGGGTAAAAACGGAGCATAGGAAGGGTGAAGATTGCTACAACACAGAGGCTCTCAACCTCAAATAGTCAGGTAATGCGTAATGGGAAAACGGTTATCTCATCCAACTAAAAAGGGTTGCATCGTTGTGGGTTCGAGTCCCACCCTGGCTACAACTTCGCTGGTTAATGGGGGTAGTTTGCATCTTGCAACTCAAGTGGTTAAGTTCGGCGTTAAGATATTAATCCTACTATGGTGATTGATTGAAATGTACGGCTCACACCAACCTCTGCAAGTTAAAACAAACTGTACTACACATTCAAAGATGGGTTACACAATAGAATTTATTCTATAAGATGCTGTGTCAAATTGAGATATGTGTAAGTATAACATCTGAAGTTTGCCTCAATGGTATTTTTAGTAAGATGTATTTAGTCAGGTGGCGTAATGGTAAAAGCGTTGGTCAGTGGGTTTAAACACCTAACGGTAAAAATGGGTACCAGATATACAGGTTCGAATCCTGTCCTGACTACTGACAATAAAACTTTGGGGTCAGGGTTTTGTTGGCACTGAAAGGTGTGTGTTTTCAACGGTTCGAGTCCGAGTCAGGTGGCGGAATTGGTAGACGCTAACGGTGGTAAGTGTGATAGTCAGAGCTCGGGAACTCCTATCAAAAAGTTTGGTTCACACATACAGGTTCAAGTCCTGTCCTGACTACTAAAAATAAGATATGAATAATAGAGAACAAAAATTGATTGATTTAATGTTTGAAATGGTGTTAGTGACAACAAACGACCCCGTATTTTGTAAAAGACCAAGAGGTGAAAGAATGGCTTGGGTTGCAGATAATTTGAGGGGTTCGGGATTTGATACACATCCAATCGGAATGAGTTGGGGGGTTTTGGTTGACTCTTCATTCAGGGACACAATTGATGTTAAAACAGAAAATTTAGATAATTAACTAACAGTCAGGTGGTGGAATGGTAGACGTGTAATGGGTGATTTGATTAATGGGGCCGTGAGACATCACATTAAATATGTTGACCATCCCCAAGAACCGAATAAAATCGGTCTTTTCAAATCGTACAGGTTCGAATCCTGTCCTGACTGCTGAATTAGCCCTCTGGTGGTGCACCGCTAAGGAACGAAGATAGAGATTACAGATATGGGTTGAAATAAAAAGACCTTCGGGTTTACACATATGTTGGCGTGGACGCTCTCCGAATCGTATGTCGGCATAGTTTGTGTGTTCTAGGGATAATTTAAAAACACACATTTTTAGTCAGGTGGCGGAAGGGATTGAGGTAACTCGGTCGTTGGTAGACGCACATATCCATACAGGGATGATGCAGTACTGTATTACTGTGTCTTACAAGTTCGAATCTTGTCCTGACTACAAAAAATAACGAAGGTATTGTTTAATTAAATAAAAAAACATATCTTTGAAATGTTAATATAGATAGGTGGCGGATGGGTAGACGCAGAGGTGAGGGGATATAGTAACACTCTGAAAGTAGCAGTCTCGTTACGTCCTACGGTGAAATCGAACAGGTTCGAATCCTGTCCTATCTACACTATAATGAATTTGGGTAACGATTTAGATACAAGAATTCATATAGTTAAGCGGAGTAGTGTAATTGGTAACATATTGGATTGTCTCCTTTGATGTGGGTTCGAGTCCCATCGCCGCAACTAAAATTTAAATTATGAAAACAGTTCTTACATTCTTATTATTACTTGCGTTTAATACATTCGCACAGGACGTTACAGTATTGGGTAGAATCTATATTGATACGGCAGTTATGTCACCAACTGAGTATACAACTTGTGATACAACAAAGACACTCAGAATTATGACTGATAACGACCTTTCAAATATTGCCTCAGATAGGTTATCCAAAATGTATAGTTTATCTAACGATTATGATAATGAATTTTTAAATGGGGGGTTTGATTTCTGTAAAAAAGTTGCGGTAGATTCAAGTAAGAATATATTACTAATCTATGTTGATGTTAGTAATAGTTACAAGATAGATGCTATTGAAGCTATTATGGAATATGTTGATGAAGATAAAGTATTACATAAAGACATTAAAGAACTAACACCTAAAATGATTTACACAAATTATTTCCAAGTGTTTACAAGTACCTCTAAACGTGAACACGTTGTGGTTACGTTAGTGTTACCTAATGATGAAAATAAAAAGTATTACTACATAGATACTATACCTGAATAAATTATGACAAAGAAAGAATTAGTAGAGATATTAAGTCAGTATGACGATGATATGTTAATCTTGATACCAGGTTATGAAAACGGTTTTAATTTAACTGGTTATGTTACTTCAACACTCGTTATGAAACGACCTAGAGCTAGTTGGTGGGATGGTGAATATTTGGTATTAAATGATTCACAACTAACACCAAATGGTATATTATTACATCCAAGAGAAAGGGATAATGAAAAAGGTTAATATTAAAGGTCGTGAATTCAAGTATATAGTTCAAAATCAATGTAGTGAATATGGTGATTACTATTGGACTGAGTTTTATGAGGAAACATATACTAAAACATATAAAAAGTATTGGTTATTTGGTCCGACATTGACTAAGGAAGAACCAATTGTGTTATTTCAATTATCTTTAAATGTTGAAGACGAGTATTACACCAAATCAGATATTAGGTCAAAAATTTTAAGACAACTTGAATTGCTGGATAGGAAAGAACAAATTGAAAGAGGTGAATTGATATGAAAAATCGTTATAATGATATAATTGATGAGGTGTATGACAAATACGATGAGTTATTTGATTCATATTATCCTGCGTTTAGTGCTCCATATCCAAAAAGATTAACCAAAGAAGAATTGGTTCAGGAAATAAAGAATGGTGGTAGTGTTCTTAAAGAGTTCCAATTGGATGTTAAGATAACTGAACGTGAGTTGAGTTTGGAGGAAAGGTTTAATCTAAGATATCCTGGTGGTAAATTCTCGGTATTCCAAGAGAACTACCCCAACACACACAAAAGAAATGACCCAAATGGGTTATTAGATGCTTTCGATATCCCCACCAAAAAATATAGACTTGAATATAAAAACGAAATTGTTGAATATTATGAATGAAAGATATAATCAAATAATTGATGAGGTATATAATGGGTATTTAGTTCATACTATCTCAGGTGTTGAAAATGGTTTTGATAAAATCAAAGGTTATTTAGATAAATGTTTAGTTGAATTTGATGGTGAGTACGAACATTTTAATAATCCATCATTTCAATATGGGTATCGTCCACATACACAAGAAGAGTTCGTCAACAAAATCAAAACAGATGATGAGTTTGGTGAAAAGTGGGGTAAAATAACTGAACGTGAGTTGAGTTTTAAAGAAAGACAGAACTATGGTATTGATATTCTTGGATATGAGAGCTTATTAGATTATGGTCATTCACAAAATGATGATGATATAATATTAGAATTATTAAATATTTGGAATGTTCCCACCAAAGTAATAACACTTGATTATAAAAACGAAATTGTTGAATATTATGA